GATCAAGGCATGAGCCACACAATCACACTACGCAACAAGGCGCAGGCCGACTCGATCATCCGCAAGGCAGCGGAGTGGATCGGGCGCCGCGTCGCAGACGGCCGCGCTGTTGTGCTGACGCTGGAAGACGAGCGGCGCAACTTGGATCAAAACGCGCTGCTGCACGCGCTGCTGACCGACATCAGCCACCGCCACGAATGGGCCGGCCGGAAGAGGGACGCTGAATGCTGGAAGCGGCTCTTTGTCGCAGCGTGGTGTCGGGCTCGCGGGGAGGCGGTCGAGATGCTCCCGGCGCTTGATGGCCACGGCGTCGACATCGTATTTCGGCGCACCAGCAAGATGAGCAAGGCAGAGGTATCTGAGCTGATCGATTACATACAGGCTTGGGATGAAGAGGCATAACGTGGAGTTCAGCGGCGTGCCCGCTGGACATTCGAGCAACCACCCTGCTGGCGGCACGTCCGCTGCAACGCAGCGGTTAGGCGTCACTGGCGCCGGAGCGAAGCAATGTGCGAGTGCATGAAAGAGATGAACGTGGTGCTTGAGAAGCACAACTGCCGGCTGGCGATGGGCCTGCAAGTGACGCCCGACATGGGCATCAAGGGTCGCTACCTGATGGCGACCGAGAAGATCGACAAGACGAAGCGCATGCCCGTGCCCAGCGTGATGTGCAGTCACTGCCCGTTCTGCGGCGAGAAGCTGGCGGGCGAGTGAATTCGTGACGCCTAACGGACAGGTGAGCCGACAAGGAGGCGAGACGAAATGACCGAAGCGAACCAGAACCACGATGCCGACGAAGGTCGGCGCTCGACCGAACAGTTAGGCCCGCTGGTGAACCGCGCATTGTTCGCGGACGAGTGCCAGAGACTCGCTGAGTGGGCGCTTATTGGCCCTGTGCAGCGGGCCGCGCTTGAGAGCTTCGCCGAGCGCCTGCTGGCCGCAGAGCGCGAGCGGTGGAAAAGCCGGTGCGCGGGGAAATCTCACTATGGGTGCCAGTACCTCGCCACATGCGGCAGCGTGTGTAACAAGTGCGGCACTGCCGTTTAGGGCCTAACGTAGAGGTAAGCGGACCGCAACGGCGAGAAGGACCATGACCACCACAGACCCCGCGAACACCACGAGCGGCGCCGCTGTTGCGACTCCGGTTGACCAACCTGTTAGGCCAGCAACCGAAGTGCGCTGGTACTGCGTGAACCGAGACGGTCTAGCCACGCTATGCCTCAACGAACAAGATGCGCACGAGATGGCGGCGGAGTGCGACATCGACTTTCCGCGTGGCGGTCCGCATCGGGCTGTGCGCCTGGTGGATGCACAACAACCGCTGACACGCCAGCAGATTGACGCCGTGATGACCGAGCACTACCCGCTCGACAGCCTGCTGCGCGAGAACGTGGACGCATTCGAGGTGTGCGTGCGCGACATAGAGCGGCTTCATGGAATTGGGGCCTAACGCAGAGTTCACCGGCCCGACACGGCCGTGACGCTGCAGGCAGAAGCAACGGAGGACCCGCCGTGGCGGGTCCGGTGGAACGCCCAGTTCGGCTGGGGTTAGATGCAACCGAAAGGACGGATGTGGACCACAACGAATGCGACCTGACGCCGTGGTTTGACGGCCGCACAAAGCCGATCCGCGTAGGCGTCTACATGCTCAAGTGCGGTGGCGCCGGGCTCAGAGACGGATACCAGCACTGGGACGGCAAAACGTGGGGGCCTTGGCATCCGAGCGCAGAACATGCCGCGCAGAGGCGGCCCGATCAACGCGCCGATCTGAAGTATCAGAACGACAACTGGCGCGGGCTCCGCAAGAAGCCGAACGTGGGAATTGAGCCGCCGCGTAGCGGTCGGCTCGAATGACGGGTTAGGCCCGTTGTAACCGGAGCGAGATGATGGCGAGCGAACAACCAAAGCCCGTGCAATGCGCGTGGTGCCGCAAGGTGTTCACTGCGGGCGGCGACATGGCCTGCGGTGCAAAGGTGCCCACCCACATGGCCGCAGGGCCTGACGGCGCGTGGTGCAAGACCGACGACATTGTGAAGATGCTGGAGAAGACATGAGCCCAAAGATGCAAGTGGCTATGCGGATCGTGAGCGAGCACCTGGACGCGATACAGCGCTCGGTGTTCAAGTCCGATGCCGGCATGAAGCTGACCTTCATTGCCCGCGACCCGGCAAACCCGGAGGCCGACTTTCTGCTGAGCGAAGACGACCTATCCGAAGTGGCCGAACTGCTGATTCGCAGCGCTGCCCGCGAAGATGTACGGGCCTAACGTTCGAGCTAAGCGGGAGACGCCCCATGACCAAGCATGAAGACACCACCCAAGCTGCCGGCGGCTCTCCGCTTGAGTGAGGGGTTGGGCGGCTGGTGAGCGAAGGCACAGGAGTAGGCATGCTGACATTGACGCTATGCAAGTTCACGCACTGCCGGCTGCGGCCAGCGTGGGCAAGCAACGCGGCCGGCTGGCAGTTTCACTGGCTGTGGATTTACTTTGAATGGCGGAACGAGCAATGAAGAAGGCCAAGGATTTCAACGCCGACATGGTGGACCTGCAGCTACAGGTGAGCCAAGCCTACGCGGCCGAGGTTCACAAGCTGCGGCAGGAGAACAAGGAACTGCGCGCGACCATCGCGGCTTTCCCTTCGACCGCCACCGAACTGCAAGACCGCGTGACGATGCTGGAATGCCAACTGCTGGCCCGCAGCGAGCCGCCCAACGTTGCAATTGAGCCGCGCCGTTAGGCGTCGGCTCGAATTGCGTGTTGGGCGTCTCGTGCCGAAGCGCTGAAACGTTGGCGTGTTACAAAAAAGGTCTTGCGTAGTCTGGTTGTTGTGCTACAGTAACCACATCGACAACGCAACCGGAGAGACGAAATGGCAACGCAACAAGTGAACCTCTACAGCCCCTGGATCAGCAACCGCAAGAACTGGACGGAGGCCGTGCGCGTTGAGCGTGTGATGCAGGCCACCGGCTGCACCGCTGACGATGCCCGCGAGTACCTGATGGCTGAGGAAGGCGACGAACACGACGCGATCCTGAGCTACCGCACCGACCGCCAAGCCTACGGGGCGGTGCGATGAGCGCGGCCCTGCGGCAAGACCTAGACGAGGCCCGCAAGGGCCTTGCCGAGTGGCGCACGCTGGCGCTTTCGTTGCAGGCACAGATGAAGCACCAAGCCGATTGCCGCGAAAGCGAACTTGTGACGCTGCTGAAGGACATCCTGCATTGCAGCGACGTGTTTGCAACCTTCCGGCCGGACCTGCACGCGCGGCTGCTGGACTTCGGGCGCCGGCTGAAGGCGCAGGAGCCCCGCGACGACTTCCCAGACGACTACGAGGTATGAGCGGCGAACAGAACAAGGGCGGGCGACCGCCCGCGCCGCCTCAGTTGCAGCGCGTGAATGTGCCGCTTCGCCTGCCGCGCTGGATGGCGGAATGGATCGCGGAGCAGTGCGCAGAAGGCCCGCCGTACAAGACGGCGACACAGTTGATCGAAGCGGCGATGGTGAAAGCCTACAAGCTGCGCCCGCCGAAGGAGTGACGATGAGCCAGAACTGCCCCAAAGGCGATGAGCCGTGCATTCGCGGCTGCAAAGGATGGGAATGCCGAGATGGGTGGCCTGAAGACCGCGTGACCTGCGGCGGCGGCTTGCCAGGAGACCCAAACGGCGAACACGCCGCGCTGGCCGTCGAGGTTCTCGTGCGCAAGTACGAGGGCGCGATGCTGCGCGAGACTTTGCGAGAGGCGTTGACCGAGGCGTACATGATGGGCGCGCAGAACATCCTGGGGAGACTGTGATGGACTACCACCTACTGACGAAGAAGTGCGACGGCATGTGCGACTCGTGCGAGTGCCCGCCCGCAACGCTTCCCGACAGGCCACCGACGCCCGGTTGCCGCACCCCCGAAGGGTGCCGCGAAAACGGCTGCCTTGTCTGGTGCGATGAGCACAAGCCGGAGGCGGCAAATCCATGACCCTGCAAGACCGCATTGACGAACTCGTGGCACAGCACGGAAGCCTTCGCGCCGTAGCTCGCGTGACAGAGATTGACGTGGGCTACCTGTCGCGGATGCGGGCCTACGCGAACGTAAACCCGGGCCGCGACAAGCTGCGCCGGCTGGGCCTGCGCCGTGTGGTGACCTATGAACTGCTCAAGACGCCCAACGCAGAGCTAAGCGGACCGGGCCGGCGCAGATGAACTGTCAAGGAATGCTTGAGCGTTGCCCGCCGGCCCGGGTCCGCTTGAGCGCACTGTTGGGCGGCTGCCGCCCGGAGCGAGGAAGACTATGCACACAGCACCGATGTCAGACAGCCAAGGCGAGTTCGCCGAGTTCAAGACCCAGCCCGACGTGCCTTGCCGCAAGTGCGGCGTGCACGCGGTGAGCATGCGCGAGTGGGAAAGCTCGTGCGGCGGCTGGGAGGACTACCAGTACAAGTGCCACCACTGCGGCCATACGTGGTGGGTGGAAGGAATTGACGCATGAAGTACTGGTGGCTCGTTGAGAACTTCACTGCCGAAGGGCATTCCACCGGGCTCTATATGGCGTGCCAAGTGAACATGACCCTGACCGCCGACGTGCACAAGGCTCGCAAGTTCCGCCGCCAACGCACGGCCGAGTTCCGTGCGCTGGACATGCGTGACGCGAGGCGCGGCGACTGGCGCGCCGTGGAGCACGGCTTTGAGGACAGCAAGCCATGAGCAGAGAAGCTTTTGGCGACCCGCCAGAACAGCAGGAAGTGCCTGAGTATTGCCCGAACTGCGGCAGCGACTTCTACATGCCTGGCTGCACGCACTGCGAAGAGGTGAAGCGGCGCTGCGCCGCCGAGTCCGAAGCGCTGGCCCTGCGCGGGGTTCTGCACCGCATGTTGGAAGCGCCGACGACGCAAATCAGCGTTGGCTGGAAGGATGCGATCAGGCGGGCGATGTTCGCAGCCGTGCCCGACAGCAAGACGCCCAACGTGCGAATTGAGCCGGTGACCCCGGCCACGGAGGAATGATGACCACAGAAACCACGCCGGGGCACTCGGCTCGAATGAGGGGTTAGGCCCGTCGTAACCGGAGCGAGATGATGTTTGAGAGCTTCACAATCCAACACCCGTACCGAGCTGGGACGATGGAGGTTGTTCCTGCTGCCGACTACGCAACAGCAAAGCTGGCAGCCCTGGACTGCCGAACATGCCGACACCTGAGCGCCAAGCACCAAGAGTGCCTGTCTGTGCTGCGATGCGAAGGCGGCGACATGCACCAGCGGCAAGGCAAACTGATGCTGTGGCACACGGCAGACCTTCAGGGGCGCGGCTTCTAGGGCCGAACGCAGAGGTCAGGCGGGCCAACGGCCCAGAGGCTTGACCACACCACACACCTGCGAGGCCGTTGGCCTTGCCTGCACCGAAAGTTAGGCCTGGTGGCCAAAGAAGGGAGTAGACGATGCGAAGCAGCAGCCGATTGAACTTGGCCGCGGCGATGGCGATGGCCTCGATTGCCGGCCTGAGCGCCGCGCAAGAGGCCGCCGGCCCCCCGTTGCGCAGCGCCGGAAGCGGCAACAACCGACGGCCGACTCCGCCGCGCATGGATACGGAGCAGGCGCGCGAGGTGGCGGCCTGGAATGCCGAAGTGGACCGCCGAAAGGCTGAGAAGAAGGCCGCCAAGCTGGCGAGGCGCGCGGCCTAACGCAGCGGTAACCGGACAAGGAGGCTGCAGTGAGTGAGCAAAGCGAGAAGGTGCCGCCGGCCGACGCAGGTCCGGTTGACCAACCTGTTGGGCGGCCGGTGGACGAAGCCACGGACGCCGAAGGGCCGCGAGGCACCTACGGGTGCGCTTGCGTGAGCCGCAGCGGCCATGCATGCGCCGAGCTGCGCTACGGCTACCGCGAGATACCGGAGCCGTGCGAGTGCCTGTGCCACGACTGGAGAGACGGCGATGACGACCTGGGCTGACGAGTACGTGACCCTGCTGGAAGACTGCGAGAAGCGCAGCGAGCGCCTGAGCGATTGGGAACTCGGTTTCGTGGACTCGCTGCAGCGGCAACTGGCCGAAGGGCGCAGGCCCAGCGCGAAGCAGATCGAGACGCTGGACACCATCTGGGAGCGCGCCACCAAGCGCGGCTGACGCCATGCACGTTGAACTGCAGATGGACCTAGCGCTGCTGCAGCGCGCCATGAAGGCCGAAACCGAAGCCGCGCTGCTGCGGGCTGCGCTGGACGCCGAAACGGCACGCTGGGAGGAAGCCCTGCGCCTGACATGGCAGATGGTGGACCCGCTGAAACCGGCCGGGCAACCCGGCAGCTACTGGCGCGGCCAGGACGCCGGGATAGTGGCCGCGCTGACCACACTGCGGGCGAACCTGAAGACGCCCAACGCAAAGCTAACTTGACCGCCACGGCGCGAGCGCCACAACTTGAGGAAGACGAGATGACCGATGCAGACAACAGGCCCGCCGTGGCGGGTCAAGTTGAGCGACCTGTTAGGCCTGCCGCCGAAGCGCGCTGGTACTGCCTGAGCCGCGAAGGCATGGCAACGCTGTGCGCCGACGAGGAAGACGCAAAAGAGGTGGCCGCCGAAAGCTGGGTTCTGTACCCGAACAACGGGCCATATCGTGTGGCGCAAATGGTGGACCGACAACAGCCGCTGACGCGCCAGCAAATCGACGCGGTGATGACCGAGCACTACCCGCTGAGCAGCCTGCTGCGCGAGCAAGTGGACGCCTTCGAGGCATGCGTGCGCGACATTGAGCGGCTGCATGGCATTGGGGCCTAACGCCCGAGCTAACCTGACCGACACAGCGCGATGACAGACCAAGTAACCCAGGACGCACCGACCGACGCCAGCCACAGGCCCGCTGTGGCGGTTCAGGTTGAGCGAAGTGTTAGGCCCCATGCGACGGCTGCGGGCTACGGCTGCATATTGGCTGACCCGCCTTGGGCGCTGACGATGGCCGGGCAGCGCAAGCGTGCGAAGGAAGGCAAGAAGCCCGAGGCGCTGCCGTACCCGACGATGACCATTGCGCAGATATGCGACATGCCCGTTGGCCAGCTTGCCACCGAAGACGCGCACCTGTGGCTGTGGACAACAAACCAGCACCTTGAGGACGGATTCAAGGTGATGCGAGCGTGGGGCTTCAAGTACCTGGCGCCTGTGCATTGGGTGAAGCCGACAGGCATGGGCAACTGGTTTGTACACCGCACGCAGACGATGCTTTTTGGCTACCGCGAGAAGTGCAGGTTTCCGCTGGCGCGCTACCGGCCGAACGTGTTTCACAGCGGCGACCCGAAGCGGCACAGCGAGAAGCCGGAAGCGGCCTATGAACTGGTGGAAGCGGTGAGCCCTGGGCCGCGCTTGGAGTTGTTCGCGCGACGGAAGCGCGATGGCTGGCACACCTGGGGAAATGAGGTGCCATGCGATGTATTCATGGGGCCTAACAGGTAGATATGCGCACTTTGCAACCTCTGCACAGCCGCTGGGCTCGCTACAACGCCGACCCCGCGAACCACGCGCGCCGCCGCGCAGCGAGAGACGCAGCCCGCATCGCCGGCCCTGCGCCAGCCTACCCACCAGACGCGCCGCTGCACGGAGACTGGCTCGGCGGTCGCATCAACGGCCACACCGTCATCGTGCGCCTGATGCGTGACCCAAGGCACCGCAGCGACCAATGGGCGGCCGAGGTCGACGGCGAGGTGATCGCGGACGCTGCGGGGCTGACGGAGCTGTGGAGACTGCTGCACCAGCGCTGGCCGCGGGCGCTGTCCCGGCGAGAGATTGCGGGGATGACGACATGACAGACAACACCGGATGGCGATGGGTCCGCCTGCGCCAAACGTCAGACGGCCGGCGCGTCGCCAAGGAATGGGCCGCCGAAGCCGCCGAGCCGCCCAGCTTCTTGACGCCGACGGCGACAGTTGCGCGCGAGGTCATGCGCGGATTCAGGCCCGAGCATACGCATCGGGCGTGGTCGCATGTGTTCGGCTACCGCTACAGGGAGTGAGATGATCATCCGCATCGAATCCGCATCGACCCGCCGCTGGCAGGCCCGCGCGTACACCGTGGCGCCTCGGTACGTGTCCAAGCTGTTCAGCGATGCCAAGTGCGGCGGCATCGATGCTGCATACGCACTCGCTGCGGCAGAGGCGCCGAAGCTCAAGCGCAAGGCAAGGAGGCGGCGGGCGTGACGATCTGGCGCGTCCTGTGGTTTCCGTAGTAGCAGCGTATCATGGCGGCTCTCACACCGTCGTTGCCACACGTCGACCAGCCAACCCGCTCAGGCGTCATGAGGATTAGCCCCCCGGCTGATCGAAACCGCGGGACCGGGGACTCTCACGCATGCGCCTCCAATCGGGAGAGCTGCCGGTGACCAACGCGGGAAGCCGCGAACGGGGCGCAGTCGTGAGGGCGAATGCGCAGGCTGATGCGCAGCGGAGTAGCTCCCGTCCGCTACGGCAAGCCGGAGATCAGCGCCGGCCGCTCTCTTCCAACTCACCGAACCCTGACGCCAGCGACTCCCGCGCCCTCTTGGCCGCGCTGTCGATCTGCTGCGAGTCGATCAGCGCCTGGCCGGTGATGTAGGTTCGCAGCAGGGTCTCAAGCTCATCCTGCCGCGTCCTGGCCTCGTCGAGCTGCCTGACCAGCCGATCCCGCTCCCGGCGCTCGTGCCTGCGGTCGCGGTCGACGTAGCCGCGAAGCTCATCCAGCCGCGCCCATGCAACCATGAGCCGGACGCGGATGTTCCGGCGCTGCGCCCGCTTGCGGCGGGCTTGGTCCCATGCGCGAAGGCGGCCGAGGATGTTCATGGGATTGGTTGTGTGCTACTATTTCCAGGTCTGGCTTCTCGGTTGGACACGGCGGGTGCTTCGGCGCTCGCTTGAAGGCCCCGTGGTGCGAGCCCGGGGCCTTCGCCTTTCTAGCGCGCCGTCAACTCCGTTTTCCGAGCGCTGCTGAAGCTGGTGCCGATCCAGTAGCCAGCCACCATGCCGACGACCGCAAGAACCGCGGTCACGATCTGAACCCGAAGCTCGCCGGTGTAGTTGCCGGGATGGACGAACAGCACATCCACCAGCAGCATCATCGGCATCAGGATCAGGACGAGGCTGATCAGGAATGCCGGGTTCCGCCACAGCGGGATGCCTGACTCCATGGTGGCAGTGTTCGCCTTCCTGGCGCCCTCAACACCACCGCCGCCGGCCTCGGTCAGTTCGTACCAGATCGACTCGACGGCCTTCTCTGCCGCAGCCCTTGCCACGGGGTCGGCCCTGATCTTCTCGGCCGCGTCCTGGGCATTGACGGCACCCGTGGCGGCAGTCACGGCCTCGACGACCACCTCTGCGGCCTTGATGTTTCGCTCTGCCACTTGAGAGCCGGACCCGAACACCCGGCCCAGCTTCGGGATGCTCTCGATCAGGCTCGGCAAGACGGCTGCGATGATGGGCGCGATTGCGGGCATGCTTTGCTCCTTCGGCCACTCAGGGCCTTCGATCCACAGAGGCACTTCGGCCGGGGCTGGCTGGTTGGCAAGCACCGCCTTTGCTCGCTCCCAACGTGCGCGGCGGTCTGCGGCTCCGTTCGTCCCGCCATTGATGCGGCGCGTGATGCGGTCGAAGTCGCCAGCGTCGGCCAATGCGTTTAGGTTGCGCGACCCCCACCACGCCGCGGCCGACCACGCGGCCCACTGCGGTTCTTCCAAGGCTTCGGGGCTGGCCTCAAAGTCTGGCGCTCCCTGGTGGGCAAGTAGCTGCCCCATCTGCCGATAGTTGTCCCGGCCGGTGACTTGGATCAGGCCCCGACCGCGATAGCGCGTGCCGTCGCCTTGGTTGACGTTGCCGAGGTCTTTCCGACCTTCGTAGGCCGATCCGTCGGCAATCTCGCGCAGCCACTTGAATGACCCGGACTCGTGGCCGATTTGGGCCAAGAAGGCGGCCAACCGATCTGTGGTATTGATCTCGTAGAAGCGGCAGGCTTCCGACAGCCAGCCAGCGAACAACTCCGCGCGCTCCGGCGTGCAGCCGGTGGCGTCTTGGAGTAGTTGCGGGGTGATCATTTGGTGATCCAGTCCACCGACGCCAGCCACCAGCCCTTGACGGTACCGATCCCCAGGCCGACAGCCACCAGCGTCGGGGCCAGCCATCTCACAAACTTCCCGCCAACGCGCGCTGTCGTCACGACATCCCGCACGGCCTCGGTGGCTGCTAGGGTGCGCTGGGTCATGTCGGTGTTATCCAGCAGCGCCCGCTGCATCTCGTCCATCCGTGCCGCATGCTCCCGGCGCTGCACATCTGCATGGCGCTGGCTCACCGTGATTTCGGCGATCTGCGACGCCAAGAACTCGTGCCCTGTCGTCACCACGCGCAGCCCGCTTTCGACGGAGCCGAGGCGGTCATGCAAGGCGGCCCAATCGGTTACGCTGACTCGCTGTTCTTCGCTGCTCATCCAGCACCCTCATCGGCCGCCCTCCGGGCCGCTACTGCTACCGCCCTGAGATACCGCAGGCACTCGGCGGCCTGTTCGGTGCGCATGTCCTCCCGGGCGCCGGCGGCGGTCTGCAAGAGCTGCACGCCGATGGCCGGGGAGTAGTCGATTTCAATCAGCCGGCCCATGGCCTTCATGACCGGCGGCCGCTGGGTGAGTTCGATGCTGACGCCCTCATGGATGGCCACGCCTTTGCCGTGGGCGTCTGACCACCACAGTCGGGAACGGTGCAGCCAGTGCGACACGTCAGCCCCCGGCCTGCCTGCGCAGCTCGGCCTGGCGGTCCAGAATCGCCCGCTCGATCACGGTCAGCGGCTGGCCGTTCTGGGTCACGAGCATGGGCTGCCCCGCGTCTCCAGGCATCTGCCGCGCCACGATCTGCGGCAGATCGTCGGCGCCGGCCTTGGCGATGCGCGCCAGCTCGGCCTGCATCGCCTCGTCGACGGCTGGCGCCGGCTCGGCCGCGCGCTGCTTCGCCGCCTGGATGGCCTGCTGCAGCTGCGATGCCTTCTGCAGCGCCTCCTGATGCCGGTAGCGCCCAATTTCGGACTGCGCCGCGATCAGTTCGGCCTGCAGCCGCGTCACCTGCAGTTGCAGGGTCAGGACTTCGATGGATGGGGTGTTGCTCATACGACCATCTGCTCCACGGGGATGGCGAAGATCGCGTTGCCGTCGATCTCGATCAGGATGTGGCCGACCCGCGTGCCGGGCGTGCCGCTCAAGGTCCAGGCCGGGAAGGCGCCGGTGTAGAACCTCAGGAGGGCAGTCACGCCGCCGCCGTCCTCGAAGTCCATCGCATAGGCCGCCGTCGCCGTGTTGCTCTGCCGGATCAGCGCGCCGTCGACGTTCGCGCGGAAGTCGATGCCGTTGGTCAGCTTCGCCAGCGCCTTGTCGTCGCCCTGCGGCGCGATCTCGTGCGCAGCGCGGGCCACGAAGGCGGCGCCGCCGCTGTTTGCCTTGCCCAGCACCAGCTGCGTGCCCACGCGGCTGGCCGCCCCGGTCGACCCGTTGCCGAACAGGTCCAGCTCGAGCGCGCACAGGATGCCGGCGCCGCTGTCGCCGCTGAAGTCCTGGGCCTCCAGCACGCCCGCGAACGAGTTGCCATCGGTGGCGTACTTGTACGCCTGGCCGTACAGCGTGACGTTCTCCGCCTCGTCGCCGGCATAGTTGCTGTTGCGCGCGATCATGGACCACTCGAATGCAGTCGTCGTCGCGCTCGACTTGTGGTCGATGATGAACGGGCTGCGCACCGTGCCCAGGCCGCCGGCCGGCGACGTGCGCGCGATGCGGGTCGTGTCGTAGGTCGGCACGAGGATGGCCGGATCGCCGGTGGCGCCAGCGTCGAAGGTGTGCGAGCCGGTCCAGTCGTAATCGGCCGCCTCGTCGACCGTGCCGGGGCTGCCGCCCAGCTCGTTGGTGATCGACGGCACCTCGGCCGCGTCTTCGTACAGCGCGCCGGTCCAGCCGACTTCGACCGAGCCGCCGCCGCTGGTGCCGGTCTGCACGTACTTGCGCGCGCTGTCGGCGGTGTAGCTGTTGAAGCTCTTGTGACCGCAGCCGATGAGCGTGATCTTGTTCGCCGCCGTCGAGGCCAGCGAGTCGCCGTAGACGTTGTGCTTCGTGTGCGTGGTGCTGTCGATGCGGTTGAAGCTGCAGCCGGTGAGTGAGTGCGCGGCGCCCGATGTGCCGGACGCGCTGATGAAGACGTCAGCGAAGCCGGCGTTTGCCTCGAAGTAGGTGCCGCTCATCACCAGGCCGGTGGAGCCCTCGCCGCCCGCGTCGACGACCTTCAGCGCCCAGTTGTTCGCGTTGTAGGTGGCCAGCGCGTCGCCGCCGTTGCTCTCGAAGGTGCCGCCCACGAAGGACAGGCACGCCGGCTGCTCGAACAGCGCGCCGTAGGTGGTGTTCCCGGCCACCACGCACGAGGTGAAGGTCAGCGCGTTGGGGTTCGCGTAGTTGGCATTGAAGCCGCGAATCCCCTTGTTGCCGAACATGAAGTAGCTGTTCAGGAACAGCCCGACCACGCAGTCGGAGATGGCCGCCACCTCGTCGCCGCCGTCGAAGTAGCAGTTCTCGACGCTGAAGTACGCCAGGTTATCGAGCGCCAGCACCTTGCCCGTCTTGTCGGCCTTCTCGAAGGTCAGGCCGCGCAGGAACTGCTGCGACACGAAGCCGGTCAGCGTCGAGCCCAGCAGCGTCAGCATGGTGTAGTTGCCGGCGCCGCCCAGGATGCGGGAGCTGGCCATGCCGTCACCCAGTAGCGAGGCCTTGCGCGCGAAATAGTCGTCGGCCAGCGGGCCGGTGCTGGCTACGCTGTTGTCGATGGTCAGGCCCGAACTGATCAGGTAGTCCCCGCGCGGGAAGTACACGATGCCGCCGCGCGGGTTCGCCGCGTTGATCGCCGCCTGGATGGCCGCGGTGTCGTCGGTCACGCCGTCGCCGACAGCGCCGTAGTCGGTGACGTTGAACCACAGGCCATCCCGGGCCACGCCGCGCGGCTGGTAGAACAGCAGCTGCCCGGCCGAGTCGCGCACGTTCAGGCTGAACGGCTCCAGCGCGAACAGCTCGGCCGGCGTGCCGTTGCGCACCGCGTAGCCTGCCTTCGTGCGGATGGGCTGGTCGGCCGGCTGCGTGCCGGCGCGGTCCCAGTACATCGTGATCGGAGCCGTCTCGGGGTTCTGCCCGGCCTGACCGAAGTAGAGATAGCCGCCGTGCAGCGGGCGGCCGGCCTTGTCAGCATAGAGCGGGTAGGGGGAGAGGGTGGTCAGCATCGCGTCGCCTCAGTGGATGGTCTCGCCGGGTGCGGGGTCGGTCACTGCCGGCTTGCGGCGGCCTGGCGCTCGCTTGCGCTCGGCGCTGTTCAGCGCGTCCTCGATCCGCTTGCGAAGCGCGCGGTCCTTCACGTACTGCCGCACAAAGCGCGTCATCGTCACCACCGGCACCGGGGCGCCGGACATGCCGATCAGCCCGGCGTCGCCAAAGGCGGCCAGGAGCGCCGACACGGTGTTGCTGGTGTTCACCGCGGCCTCTGGCGGCACGGTGCGCACGTACTGCGCCAGGTCGCGCAGATCGCGCATGCGCTGGGCGCCTTCGCGGCCGAACACGAAATCGATCTTGCCGTCAGCGTCGAGCGAGCGGATCGCCTTGTCCAGTGCGGCCGGCGAGATCACGCGGTTGCCCGCGCTGTCGGTGGCCACGTTCTTGGTCGCCTCATCGCGCAGCCACTGCACCGTCGAGCCCTGCAGCTCGCGCCAGGCCTGCGCGCCGTCGTCGCCGGCTCGCTGTAGCACGCGGCGCACGTTGCGCACGTCGTCGAGCGAGCCCTTCAGGATCGTGTGCGAGAACACGTCCTCCAGGGCCACCTGCCGGTCTGACATGCCGCGCTTGTTGTTGAGCAGCTTGGCGATGACGGCCCGGTCTTCGTAGTTCTGCGCGAAGCGGGCGCGCATCTTCCGCGCCTGGCGGTACAGGTCGCCGCCAAGGCCGGCCGTCGACTCGTCGGTCAGGCCCTTGATGATGGTGGCCTGCCGCACGTTCGTCGGCTCGAAGTCCGTCGCTCGGTTGATGGCCTGGCGGAACCGCTCGGCCGCCTTCAGGGTGGCCGGCTGCGGCGTCAGGATGCCGTCAGGCCCTTCGGTGGCGATGCCCAACTTCAGCGACAGCCTGCGGGCCACGTCCAGCAGCGGCGCGGTGGCCGACTCCGGCGCGGCGTCGTTCAGGTGCTGCACCACGCTGTCAAGCGTCACCGGCGATTCGAGCTCGCCCGCCTTCTCCGCCGCGGTGTAGGCCGCGCGCACGCGCGCTTTGTCGGCCTGCGACTGCTTCACCAGGGCCTCGTCGACGGCGGCGCCGGTGGCGCGCAGCGTCGGCGCGCGGGCGCCGGTCTCGTCGATCCAGTGGTCGAAGTTCTGCAGGATGCGGTCGTTCTGCGCCAGCAGCCGGGCGCGCAGCGGCACGCCAGCGTCGGGGATCTTCGCCGCCTCGGTCTCGAACTTGAGCTGTGCAGCGTCGCGCGTGGCCTGGCCGCGCGTCAGCGCCGCGTCATCGGTGAAGCCCAGCATCTCGGCCGTGGTGCGGCGCTGCGTGGCCATGTCGGTGCCGGCGGCGCCCACGCTGCCCATCGTGCCGGGCGTCGGCCGCTGCGCCTGCGGCTCGCGCTGCAGGGCCTCCAGTGCTCGGCGCGGCAGCGTGGTCGACTCGCGGGCGAGCTGGCCGACCCGCTGCGCACCCTTGATGCCGGCCGCCACGGTGGCGTCGGCCGCGCCGGCTGCAGCTTCAGCGGCGCGCGGCGCGACGGCGCCGACGACATCTCGAGCTGTACCGGCGGCTGCGGCGCGGGCGGTCACGGCTGCGGGCGCGGCGCCACCAGCGCGGGCTGCCTGCATCGCGCCGGCGGCAGGCGCCATGTTGCCGGTCAGCGGCGCCAGCGGGATGAGGTTCTGCAGCGCCTGCCCGGCCGCCTCGGCCTGCGCCTGCCCCTGCTCCGTGCGCGGCTGATACGTCAGCGCCTGCGCGCCCTCGGCGGCCGACTGCTCGACGAGGTTTGCAGCCTCGGCCGTGCCGAACTTGCCGGCGAGGATCTGTTCGGCCAGCCCCTTGAGCGTGCCGCCGATCATGCCCAGCGCGCCGCCGGTGGCGCCGGTGGCAAGGCTCAGGCCGGCTTCTGCCGTGCCGACGGCCCGCTGCGCCAGCGTGGGGCCGGGCTGGGCCTGCGCCACCGCCACCCGGGCGGCCTCGCCTTCCTGGCCGGGGATGACGGCCGCGCGCCCGCCGTCGATGTTCACCAGCTTCTTGCCGGCGAACTCGCGGTCGGCACGCTCCTGCACCTCGCGCGGCGTGGCGTCGTCCGGAACGCCTTCATAGACGTGCTGCGAGCCATCGGAGAAGGTCAGCGTGACGCGGCGGGCCATCGGATCACCAACCGCTGACGGTGACATTGCCGGCCGGTGCGGTCGGCTTGGCCGGGGTGTCGGGCTTGCCCAGCGTCACGCCGGTGCTGCGCTCGATGTTCTTGCGGCCCTTCAGCAGCAGGCGGCCGGCTTCCTCGAGGTTCGCGCGGAACTGCTTCTCCGACTGCGTGCGGGCCAGGTTCTGCAGGGCACTCTGCAGCTTCTCGCCCTCGGCGTTGGACAGCGCGCCCATGCCCTTGATGTTGGGGATCTGCGCCAGGAAGGCCTGCGAGCCCAGCGTTTCGATCAGCGCGATGGCGTCCACCGATGCGTCGGCAACGGCCGGCATCCGGCCCTCGATGCCGCCCAGCACATCGTTCAGGTTTGGGTTCGCCTTGATGCGCTCGATGGTGTTCAGCATGTTGTCGATCGAGGCGGCGCCCGACTCGGCCGTGGCAACCTTCTCCCGCACCGCCGCATCGCGCTTGCTGGTCGCCTCCTCGATCTTCAGTTGCAGCTCGCGCAGCTTCAGGTCGTTGCCCTCGCGCGAGGTCTGCGCGTTCATGGCCGCAATGCGGGCGTTCATGCGCAAAATCTCGGTGTCCGCGGCCATCTTGGCGATCTGCGCGGCGTTCAGCTTGAGGTCGGCCACGGCCTGCGACTCGGCGAACTTGGCCGCGACGGCGGCCTTCTGTGCGTCGGCTTCCTTCTTCGTCAGGTCGGCCGCCGCGGTCGGCTCGGCAAAGCGCGCCGTCACCTCGGCCGTCGTCGCCTTGGCGTTGGCCTCGCGCACCGCCGGGCCTTGCAGCTCGGCCGCCCTGCCCTCGGCGCCCAGCTTGGCGAAGGTCTCGGCGAACTTGTCGGGCTCCATGATGCCGGCCAGGAAGGTGCCGATCTGGTAGCGCGCCTGCACCGGGTCTTGCCCGATCAGCTCCGCCGACTGCTCCATGGACTTGGCGCCGGCCTCGTCGCCGCTGTTGCGCATGGCCGCCGCGCGCTCGCGCAGGATGTTCTGCGCGATGTCCGGCCGGCCGCTGCTGGTGGCCGCGTAGGCGCGGGTCAGCATCTCCTGCACGCCGGCCCGGCGGTCCTGGCTGACCATCTCCCACGACTGCTTCGCCGGCTCGCGCAGGCTGGGGTACTTCATCACCAGCGCGGCATAGTCCTTGGCCGTCGCGCTCGGGTTCGACGACAGCGCCGCGACCTCCTGCTGCATCTGCTGCTGCGCCAGCAGCGCGGCCTGCCGCTGCTGCGCCTGCAGGGCCAGCGCCTGCTGCTGCTGCTGGTCGTCGCGGATCGCGGCGCCGGCTTGGTAGCCCTGCAGTGCAGCCTGGAACGGCTGCCGCACCTGGGTCATGTAGTCGATGGGCTGCATCAGAAGCCTCCGCGCGTGGCCGGCGCAATCGGCGGCGCGCCGCCCGGCGTGGCGCCACCGAGGCCCGAGTACATGCCCGCCAGTTGCGCCAGCGCCGCGGCGTAGCCGGTGTTCGTGGCGCCCTGCGCCAGCGCGCCGCCGGCCTGCGATGCGCCGATCTGGCCCAGCAGCTGCGTCACGTTGGTGCCCGTGGCCACCCCGGCATTGCCCGTGCCCGCCGCCGCGTTCTGGCCGATGCTGGTCAGCCCGCCGAGCCGGCCGTATTGCTGCTCGATGAGCTGCGCCAGCACGTTCGGCCGGAAGGTGGCCAGCGCCGCCTGCGTGTTGCCGCCGCGAAGCCCGCCGGTGGCCGATGCGTTCTGAAGGATGGCGTTTTCGCCCTGCTGCATCAGCGCGGCCATCTGCGGGGAGCCTTCGAGCGCCGCGATCGCCGCGCGCTGCGCGTCGGTGCCGTTCAGGCCGGCCAGATCAGCCTGCCCGCCCAGCGCCTTGGTGCCGGCCTGCGCGTAGGGCGCCAGCAGCTGCTGCACGAGGTCGAACTGCCGGCGCTGCTCGGAGATGCCGGACTGCGCGGCCTGCTGCTGCGCCGCAGCTGCATCCTGCGCCGCCTGGCCCTGGGCATAGGTGCCGTAGAGCTGCGACGCTGCGCTGATCCACGGGAAGGCCTGTTGCATTGCGGTCATGGTGCCGGCGCCTCCTGCGACCGTTGGCGCGGCTGCGGCCGCGGCACCGCCGGCCGCTGCAGTCATCGTGCCCGGGGCCATCGCTCCGGGGACCATGGCCGCGATTTCGGCCTGCGTCAGCCCGGCGGCCTGCAGCGCGGCCACCTGCTCGGCGGTGGTCATGGCGGCGCCGGTCGCTGCCCCTGCGCCGCCGGCGGTGTTGGCCATGGCCAGGTTCCCGCCCAGCGCGCCGCCGAACATCAGCGCCGCGGTGTTGAACTGCCGGCCGCCGCCGTCCTGGGCTTCGAAGGCGCCCAGGTAGTTGCCGTCCATGTCCCATCGGTCGGCCAGGCCGCCGCCGGTGTTCGGCCGCAGCAGGGTGATGAAGCGCTGATCCAGCGACGGGTCGGCGACCATCGTGCCGCTGTCGCCCATGTTCTCGGCCATGCGCTGGCCGAGGTACTCGTGGACCATGAACCCGTTTGGGTCGTCGGTCTTCAGGCGCGGGTCATACCAGACGCGCCCCGGGCCGGATGCGACGCCTTGGCCGCTGCGAAGGGCCAGGATCTGCTGCAGCTGCTCCGGCGTGAGATTCGGGACCGCCATGCTCTCCACCCTGGTGGGTTGCGAGCTGCTGGCGGCTCAACGGTCTCAGCGGGCCGGGCATGTCGCCCGGTCGGTGCGCGGATTGTAGGGGCGGCCCGCGCGCCGCGCTATGGCTTCAGTTCGACGGCAAATGCCGAGTAGTAGGCGGCGCCGGCCGCGGTCACGTAGGTGTCGCCGAAGGACGCAACGCCGCCGGCCGTGTCAAACACCACGCCGGTGCCGCCGCCCAGCGCCGAAGGGCTGGTGGTGCGCCGCGTCAGGCCGGCCGGGTCCGTCACCGAGGCCTTGAGCTGATTCCAGATCACCCCGCCCCACACCCATGCCTTGCCGCTGGTGTCCTCCATCGTCAGCGCCGGGATCTCGCCGCCGAAGTTGTCGAGGATGTCGGAAACGCGCGCCGCCTCGCCGACGTCGGTCGGTCCGCGGTAGATGTAGACGCCCACCTGAGCCGTGCCGGCCGCGCCGTAGAACTCATACGCGCCGGCCGGGGCCATGCACCACATGAGGTGCACGCCGTTGCCGAAGCTCGGTGACCACTGGTCGATGCTGGTGAAGGTGATCAGGTCGGTCGAGAAGGCATCGCGCAGCTTGCCGATGCCGGGCGCCGAGGTGCCGCGGGCGCAGACGATGATGAAGTCGCCCGGGTTGTGCGCCGGCAGCTCGAGCTGCTCGGGCGTGTCGTCGCCGGTGGCCGCGGTGTAGACCGCCGCGACGAACTCGATGTCGCCCGCCGGGCTGCTGAAGAACGTCGGCCCGACGATCACGGCGGCGCCTCGAAGGCCTTGTTGATCACGCAGATGAGCGTGCCGTCCGCCGCATCGTATTGGCAGGACATGAAGTCCAGCGCGTCGGCCGCGGTGCTGAGCACCGGCGCCGCGCCGCCGGGGAAGGTGTACATGCTGCCGAAGGCCAGCGTGTGGCCGCCGGTGCCGTCCTGCAGGATGCGCACGTTGAACACCTGGCCGTCGATGAGGCCGGTCGGGTTCGCCAGCGTGCGGTTGCCGCCCAGCACGACGCGGAAGTTGTTGCCCAGCGCCGCGTTGATGTTGATGGTCGCTGCGTCGGTCAGCGTGACGACCGTCTCGCCCAGGTCGGCCCGGGTCTGCGCCACGGTCAGCAGGCCCAGCACGCCGGCCGCGAGCTTGGCGTAGCCGCTGCCGGTGGCGCGCTTGCCGAGCTTGCCGCTGGTGTCGGCGAACAGCACCAGTTCGTCGACGACGCTGGCCGCGGTGTTGCTGCTGAAGTCGCCCGGCGTGCCGATGGCGTCGATGATGGCCTGCAGCGCCTCGATGAGCTGGCTCAGCGTCAGGATGTCGTCGCCCAGCGCCTCGATCAGCCGAATGGCGCGCGGGTTCGTGCCGACCGCAGCCGCGACCTGATCGCGCGTGAGCCGGCGCGACTGCAGATCAGCCATGGCCCTGCTTCGTGTGCAGCGGCTCGATCTGGATTTCGAGCCTGGCCACCGACAGGTGCGCCTCGCTGGTGCCGCGGAATCGCTGCACGCGCCAGTGGCGCAGCTGGCCCTGCCGGCGCCACGCGATGCGCTTCGCGCGCTGGCCCTGGCGCCCGGCCGGCATCGGCCGCTCCTGGCTCCACGTCGCGCCGTCGTTGCTGTAACTGGTCCAGATCACGGGCGATGCGCCCATGGCCGCGCTGCCTGGCAGCGTGACGAGCTCGATGTCGTGCACGATGGCGCCCAGGCCTTCGGCGTACATCACCGGCGTGCCGAACTCCCAGCCCACGGGCTGGCCCCAGTGCGACGAAACCGCGTCCGTCAGCCGGCCGAGCTTGGCCGACAGCGGGTCGGCCACGTTCCACCGGTCATAGCACCACACCAGATTGCGCGCCCGGTAGGTGGACGGGTGCAGCAGGCCCGAGTCGAGCGTGAACCACACCGGCACGCCCATCGTCTTGCTGGCCATGGCGTCATAGACGAGGCAGCGGTCTGGCAAGTGGATCAGCACATGCTGGTGGTGCTTGTCGACGCGCGTCTCGACGACGGTCACGGAAAGCTGCGCCTCGGTGAAGCCGGCCAGGATCTCGTCGACCTCGCGCGTGCTGATCTTAGCCACGTTGCCGGGCACCATCTGATAGACCGCGGGGGCCTCGCGCCGGCCGCTGCCCACGAACATGAAGGTGTCCTGCAGCGAGTCATAGGCGTGCGTGCCGATCACGCCCTTGGTGATCTGCGCGCCGTCGATGCGGCGGAATGGGAAGCCCGTGCCGCCGACGTTCTGGTACACCTCGATGCTGTAGCGCCCGAAGGCATAGGCCTCGGTGCGCAGCTCGTCGATGGCCAGGATGGGGTCGGGGTCGGTTTCGGCGCTGCCGTACTTCAGCGGGTTGACCTGCGTCGGGTCGGCCAGCTCGGTGACCACAAGGTATTCGCCGTCGGTGGTCATGAAGTAGCCGCCGATGTACTGCATGTCGACGACGGTCAGCAGGTCCGGGTCGGTCACCTGGGTCAGCGTGGCGCCGTCCCAGTAGTAGAGGCGGCCGCCAGAGGCCACGGCCAGGCGGTCGAAGCTGTAGTCGAGCGTCACCTGTCCGCCGCTGCCCACGTCGCCCAGCACCGTGGCCAGGCCGTCGACGCCGATGCGGCAGAGCTTGGTGCCCATCACGCGGTACAGCGAGCCGTTCCAGTTGATGCCGCCGCGGCAGATGCCGGGGCCGCTGCCGGCGTCGGCGATGCCATCGGCCGGGCGCAGGTAGCCGCCGCTGATGCCGGTCTCCTTCGGCACCGGCACCATGTTGCGCGGGTAGCTGGTGCGCATGTCGGGCGACGAGCCGTTCGCGTAGATCCCGCTCAGAATTTGCACCTGCATGGCCGCCTCACATCACCACGAGCACGACGCCCGTGGCCGTCATCACCTGGCCCTGGTTGCCGCCCGGCAGCGCGTGCACCTTGACGAGCTTCGTCGTGCCGCGGCGCTTGGCGTGCGTGGGCACGTTGTCGTCGTCGATCACCAGCGTCCACAGCTCGCCGTTGCGCGCCATGCCGATGCGCGGCGGGGACATGGCGCCGTCGCCTGGGGTCCAGCTCGAGGAGCCGCCGATGTTCGCCAGCGCCTGCGCGATGTCGAGTTCGCCGGCTTGTCCGATCACCAGCGACGCGCCGCTGATGAGCGCGGTCAGCGGCTGGGCGGTGTCGATCTCCAGCGCCATGCCGGCCAGGATCGTGGCCGCGGCCTGCGCGGACATGGCCTGCGCGCTGTCGGTCTCGGTCGCCTGCCCGATTGCCACCGTGCGCACGCCAGGGACTGCGGTAAGCGGCTGCGCCGTGTCGGTCTCGATGGCCTGGCTGATCAGCGTGGCGCCGCCGACCAGCGTGGTCATGGACTGCGCCTCGTCGGTTTCCTGGGCCTGGCCGATGGCTGCCGCGAACGTCGCGCCGGCCGTCAGCGCCTGGGCCGTGTCAGACTCGGCCGCCTGCCCGATGCCGACCGTCTGCGGGCTGCCGCCGGTGACGGGCGTCAGGGCCTGCGCGGTGTCGGTCTCCGATGCCTGACCAATGGCGGCGGCCAGTGCCGTCGTGACCGTGAATCCCTGCGCGGTGTCGGTCTCAGTGGCCTGGCCGATGGCGACGGTCTGGCCGCTGGTCGGCATCGTGGCGGTGTCGCCATTCGTGCCGACGTTGAAGTAGCGCCAAAGCTGCGTGTTGGTGTTGGCGCCCTTCACGCACCCGACGTGCCCGGCCGTGCTGTAGGTGGCGTCGGTCTGGCTGCAGATCCACGTCCCAGGCTCGTCGCCCTCCGCGCCGGTCCAGCCCTTTGCCTGGATCGTGGTCCCGACCATGCGAAAGCGAATCCAAACCCAGGTACCGGACGCAACCGAGAAGGTGCCGTTCTCGATTGCCGTGTAGGTCGACCCGTTGAATCGGTAAGTGTCGATCGAGTTGGTTCGCACCCGCAGCGCGTAGCCGTTGCGGGTGCCAGACGTCGAGATGCGGCCGCCCAGGTAGCGTTGCGTCGCTGTCGTCGAATCAACGTAGACCTGACAGAGGATGTCGAAGTCGTCGCGGTCGGCATCCGCGTCGATGTCATTCCAGACCAGCGCTTCGTTGTGGCTGCTGGTGCTGGTGGCCTGCAACTGGTCGGTGCTGACCGGCGCAGTCCAGACAGGCGTCGAGTGGCCGGAGGTTAGCTCGACTTCCGTCCAGTCACCGATGCCATCGGCGAAGTCATGATGGAAGACGGCCACTGCTCAGGCCTCAGCCCCAGGGGTCGATGATGTCGACGAACTCGATGTTCACGCCGGGCTGCACCTCGTGCACCGCCAGCTCGATCACTTCCTTGATCGACATCGTGGCGTGCGGCTGGAAGGTGAAGCCGAACGATCGGATGGATGCCGCAATGGCGTTGCGGTCGTCCTGCGGGATCGTCGACCACGAGACGCCCAGCGGCGCGTCTGGGAAGATGAAGACCGCGGGGTCTTGGCTGACTGCCTGCAGGTTCGGCAGCGCCACCAGGCCGCAGCACTTCTCGGCATCGTCGTTGCTGTAGTTCTTGAGCACCGGCGTGTCGGGGTGCGAATATGGCGACACGAGCGGGTATCGCTCGCCGCTCTCCGGGTCCGTCGTCAGGGTCGTGAAAAACCAGCGCTTCATGGCGAACTCCTTTGCCTCAGCTTGCGCGGAAGAACCCGGCGGCGGCCACCTGCATGGTGATGTCGCCGCCGTTGGGGGTGACTGCGAAGTCGTGCAGCGTCAGCGGCACGATGCTGCTGTCGGTGCCGCTCGTGGTGTCGTTGTCGTAGGCGATCACGACGTCGGTCCAGGCGGTGCCAGACGCGACGCTCGTCCACGTCTGGTCTGGGATGTCGAGGTCCACCCGGTCGTTCGCGTCGTCGGGCGCGAAGGCCGTCAGGTCGGCGTCGGTCAGCGTCTTGCGGGCATAGCCGCTGTTCGCCACCTCGGCCGCGTTGGCGTCGCCTTCGATGGCGGCCAGCGTGTCGTAGTCGCGCAGCGTGGCATCGGTGGCCGCGCCGACGTTGAAGACGGCGACGATCAGCGCCGAGTTGGCGGGGTCGTTGCTGTCGACGCGGTTGTAAAGCTCGGCCGCGCGGCCCTTGGCGATGTTGAAGACCAGATCCGCCATGTCACACCCCCGCGCGGCAGGCCGCGACCACGTTGCCGGAAACCGCCGTCACCGCGCGCCAGCGGGCGTGCTGCTCGGGCTGCAGCTCGCACTCATAGGCCCAGGTGACGTCGTAGTCGTCCTGCGCCTTGCCGTGCGCAGCCAGCCAGGCCACCGCGTCGCGCCGCGACAGGTCGCCGTTGCCGGTGGCGCGCATGCGGCCCCAGGCCACTTCGCTGATCGGGATGCGTTCGCCGGTGCTGGTGCAGTAGTAGCCGGGCGTCCGTTTGAGCGTGTAGACCAGCGGCTCGGGGTCGGCGTGCAGCGTGAGCGTGTTGCCGCTGATGTCGGCCCAGCCTTCGGCCATGGCCTGCTCGATGAGGCGGTGGCTGAAGTTCTGCTGCGGCTTCAGCCCGGTGTGCAGGATCTGCACGCCGGTGCATCGGCCGCCGTCGTGCTTGCGCTTGAGCATCATGTTCGGGGTCTCCGGGTTGAGCGGCGGTCAGCCGATGCGATACCAAGCCTCGTTCACGGCGTCGAAGCGAAGCCGGAAGAAGCCGCCAGCGGCCAGGGTGGTCGGGGCGCCAGAGATGCCGGCGCCGTTGGCGTCGACGGTCAGCGCGGTGATGATCTGCGTCGAGTGCAGCAGCAGTTCCTGCCCGTGCTGGCACTGGTCTTTCAGCGGCAGCAGCACGGTCAGCGTCGCCAGCGTCGCCAGCGGGGTCAGCAGCATCATCACGCTGCCGCCGGCCTGGAATGGCAGGATCGACACGGTGTCGCCGGTGCCGGGCGTCTCGTATGCGCTGATGAAGTCGTCAGCGGAGCCCAGCAGCTCCTGGATGATGCCGGCCAGTTCCAGCAGCGACGCGCGCCGGTCCTGGCCGTTGGTCGGGTCGTAGAACGGCACCTGACTGGCGCCGGTGGCGGTGCCCGTGTTGAGCTTTTCGATCGCCATCGCGGGTCACTCCTGCAGGATGTCGAGGGACTGCCCGGCGCCTTCGCGCAGCGGCGAGGTGTCGGGCGTCGGGAAGTAGGCCGGCAGGCCCACGCGCGGGCCGTTGCCAGCGCCGAGAGGCATGGTCCCGGGCAGTTGCTGCGGCACGGGGCGGGCGGCGGCCCACAGCAGGGCGTCGAAGCCGTCGCGGGCGGTGGCCAGCGTGGCGGCGTGCAGCGTCTTGCCGAAGCCCGGCGCCAGGCGCACGGCCAGATTGATGGCGACCGTCTCGGCCGCGCTGTCGGGGATGCCGCTCTCGGTGTCGGGGTCGGCCGCTTCTGGGCTGGCCGGGAAGGCGTAGCCCACGCGCACCCCGCGCGCCTCCCAGGTGGCCATCATGGCGTCGAGTCGACGCAGCGCGGTCTGCTCCATCTCGGGCGAGATGTCCCACTCGTCACCGGCCAAGGCCAGCTCGCCGAAGGCCTCGCGGATCAGGTCGCGCTTGGTCCACATGGCATCAGGCCTTCATCGCGGCGTCGATGCGCTCGGTCAGCGTCTTGTCGCTGGTGCGGCCGTCGAACTTCACGCCCAGCTCGGTGGCCTTCTGCTCCAGCTCGGCGCGCGTCGGGGGCGCGGCGTCGGCGGGAACCACCGCAGCATTCGCGCCGGCATCAGCAGCGCCCGCGGCAGCGGCAGGCTGTGCAGCCAGTGCGGCGGCCTCGTGTGCGGCCTTGGCGGCGTACTGGTCGAGGAACCACCCATCCGCCAGCGCTGCATCGAGGTCGTCCTTCGTGTGCACGACGCGAAGGTCGTACTTGCCCGATTCGAGCTGCCACTGCGTGCCAACGCGCACCAGCATGAATGTCTGATCTTCCATCCGGTTCTCCTTGAAAAGCGGGGCCGCCGTTTCCAGCGACCCCGAACCCTGTTGCAACGATCAGGTCTGGTTGGCCAGGATCAGGCCGCACTTCTCCGGGTCCAGCACCGTGGCCGCATACAGCGTGGTGTGCCGAACGAACAGCTTGCCGGTCTGGGCGTTGAGCTGCGCCACCATGACCAGCGGCACGCCGTTCTTCGTGGTGGCCGTCATCACCTCGGCGCCGGTGCCGGTCGGGAAGTTCAGCCGGCCGAAGTCCAGCGTGACAGCGCCCTGCGCCCAGAAGGCGTTCACCGACTTGGTGGCCGTGTTCAGGAACGTCAGCGGGGCGTTGTTGGCCGCCTGGGCGCTGCAGTTCTGGTACGGGCCGGTGATGACGATCTTCGGCGTGATGACGAGGTTTGCCGTGCCGGCGCCGCTGATGACGCGGAACGTCATCGGGATGCCGGTGTCGCTCTTGTCGATCATGTGCACGGCATTGACGCCGCTGATCGTGAAGGCGTCGCCGTTCTTGATGTTGGCGATGTTGGCACCCGACACCACCAGCGCGCCATAGCGGTTGTCGGTCGGCGCGCTGCCGGTCATGGCCGTGACCGTGTGCGACGTGTTGCCGCTGACCACCGTCGACGTGACCGTGCCGACAGCGGCCAGATTCGACACGTTGTCGGTGCGGAATGTCTTGAAGGTGGCCACGTCCGGCACGCGCGAGCGGGCGTAGGCGTCCTTCGACCAGTCGCTCAGGTAGGCCTTGCCGCCCAGGTCGCCGCTGATCGACAGGTAGTCGAGCGGGTTCATGAACAGCTTCTTCTCGCCTTCGGCGATGCCGCGGGCGATCATGTGGGCCTCGGCGGTGGCGCCGTCCGACCAGGCCAGCGCGCCGACCTTCTTCACGATCATGGCCGCATTCAGTCGCACCGCGTCATACAGGTTCTTGTCGATCTCGGCGGCCAGTCGCAGTGCGGCGGCACGGCCCATGCGCTGCATGTGCTGCGGGTCGCGCAGTTCCTTCGCGTCCAGCTCATAGATCACGTTGTCCGGCGTGCGGTACACCGTGGGCACGAAGCGCTCGATCACGTCGGTTCGCGTGCCGGCGGACACGTCCAGGCCGGTGACGACCGCGGCGTGGTAGTTCTGCTTCTTGTAGAAGGTGTCGCCGGCCCGCTGCATGGCGGTGGCGTCGGGGTAGGAAGTCTCGGCCTCGCGGCTGATGACGCAGGCGGCGTCGAAACCTTCGACGACTTCCTCAAACATCAGTTCGAGGTCTTGGGCAAGTGCGTTTGGCATGGTGGCTCCTGAAGGGATGAATCACGGTTTGCGGCTTGCGCCGCGCTGCTTGACTCATCCGCTTAGGGCCGGACGGGGGCCTCTCGCACTGCCCGTTGAAGGTGGGCGAGACCTTGGCGCGCTGTCGCGGCGCCGGGCGGCCTGGTGGTCAGGCCGTCTTGCGCGCGGCGTTCTTGGCCGCGAAATACTTCGTGAAGTCTCTGGTGCGCTCGGCTTCGGCGTACAGCTCCTTCAGCCGGCCCTGCTGCACGATGCCGGCGCCAGCACCAGGGCTGCGCACGCGCTGGTCGGGCGGCGGGGCGGTCTTGCGGGGGGCAGTCTTCACCTTGGCCTCCAGTTCCTTCAGCGCCCAGGTGAACTTCACCGGGTTCGTGATCGCGGCCAGCTGGCGCGCGGCCTTCGGGTTCTTGCCCAGGGCGTACCGCAGCAGCGCCGCGGTCTTCGGGTCGTCCGGGGCGTCGATGATGATGGCCTGCTGCATGACGCTGAACGTGTCCTCGAAGGCCGCGATCGCGTCGTCAGCGTCGGACACCTTCAGCCCGGCCGCGGCCTGGGTCACGCTCGCCAGCTTGGCCTGCCATTGCTGCTGCTGCTGCTCGGCGGCCTGCGCCTGGGCGCGCTGGTGCTGCTCGGCCGCGGCCTTGCGGGCGTGCCAGCCCTCCAGCTCGGCGGCGAACTTGTCCTCGTCGAAGTCGCAGGCGGCCAGCGTCGGCTTCTCGCCGATGACGATGGCCTGCTGCGCCGGCCGCGCGGTGGAAAGCTGCGCCTCCAACTCGCGGATGCGGCGCTCCTTCTCGCGGTTGGCCTTGCGCAGCTCGCGCACCCAGTCGGGGGCCTTGGCCTGGTCGGCGTCCGCCGCCGGCTCGTCGCCGATGGTGACGACCAGATCGGCGTCGTCGTTGGCTGCCGCGCCGCCTTCGCCCGCCTCGCCGGCTTCGTCCGTGGCGTCGCCTTCGGTGTCGGCCGCGGCATCGTCGGCCGCCTGGGCGCCGTCGTCGGCCTGCTGGCCGGCCTGCTGCTCGTCGCCTTCCTCGGCGCCGGGCTGCAGTTCGTCGTCGCGGTCCAGGGTGTCAGCGTCGCCGGGCATGGTCAGGCTCCCGTCTCGATGTTGACGTTGCGCAGCTGCAGCCGCAGCGCGAAGGTGTTCGCGCCGGGCGGGTGCAGGCCCGGGATGCCCGTGCTTTCGACCACCGCGTCAGCCGTCAGGGCGTACACCGCGCCGATCTTCGGCAGCTCGGTGATGCCCAGCGCCGCCACTTGCTCGGGCAGCAGGGTGATCCGCGGCGGGTCGTTCAGCGGGACAGTCGGCATGCCTGGAGCTCCGGTGTGTCTGGAATCCAGACAGCGCGAATTGTGCGCGATGTCTGATTTTCAGGCAACGATCATGCTCCGGCAGGCCGCGGCGGGCTCAAAAGCCGCTGCAATGCGTCCGCGCTGGCAATCTGCTGGCTGTTCACCTCGCCCATGGTCTCGGCCATGATCTTGGCCCGCTGCGCCTGCTTCAGATCGGCGTCGGCCACCTTCTGCACGGTGCTGGCGCGGGCGCTGGCCGCGTTCGCCTGGGCTTCCTCTGCCATGGCCAGCAGCGCCTGCTGCTGCGGGTCCGGCTGCTGGCCGGCGGCCTCCTGCGCCAGTTCGGCCTGCTCTTCTTCGGTGGGCTTGACGATGCCCATGCGCACACCGCGGCGCCGCGCCCAGTCCTGCACGTCGCCCAGGCCTTCGCCCTCGATGTTGGCCAGCGCGACCATGGTCAGCGCCTGCCGGGTCTCTTGGTCGTCTGTCATCCCCAGCAGCCCGGTGATTGCGCGCACGGTAGACGCGCGCTTGCTGCTCGACGACGGGCCGACATCCACCGCCACGTCGAAGTGCGCCGCGGTCATGTCGTTCTCGACCACCTCGCGCGCCGTCTCATCGTCATAGCTGGGCTTGTTGATCACCACGCTGCCGGACTTGCCGTCCGCGCTGATCGTCTTCATCTTGCGCGCCTGCTCGACGGCGATGTCTCGCATCATCGAGAGCCAGATTTCCCCGGCGCGCTTCATGCTCTTGGCAAGGTTCGACATGTAGATGAACACCTGCATGTCGAGCCGGTTCTGGATCAGCTCGACCGCCTTGCCGCTGATGTTCGGCCGCACTTCCTCGCCGGCCTGCTGGTTGCCCAGCAGATCGGACAGCGCCTGCTCGGCGATCTGCGCCAGGGCGGCCATCGCGGGCGGGATGTTCGGGGCCTTGGTGTAGTTCAGCGGCCCCGGCGGCTGCGGCTGGCCGTTGGCGTCCGTCACCTGATTGACCAGCAGGTAGGGCAGCTTGTCCACGTTGTCGCGCGCCCAGGTCATGGCGTGGCCGGCGATCTGCTGGGGCGTGAAGATGGGCTTTTCGATGTCGAAGCGCCCGGCCATCTCGGCCAGCCACGACAGCAGCATGTTGTAGAGCCGCTGGGCGTCCTTCGCCAGCCGCACATGGCCCATGCAGCGCTCGATGCCGTCGACCACCCAGCGCTTGCCGTAGTAGGGCACGATGGGGATGCAGCGCCCGGCGATCTCCTCGCCGTCGCTCAGCATCTTGCCGCCGCTCATCATGTACTTCATCACGCGCTTGCGCTTGATGCGCTTCTGCCGCGTCTCGCGGAAGCCGGTCGCCAGCAGTTCCTCGAGCATCTCCGGGTCGGCGTCGAGCTCGGCCTGCGTGACGCGCATCTCGGGCGCCTCGTCGTCCAGGCCCTTGAAGAAGCGCACGAGCTCGGTTTCTTCCTCGATGCGGTAGTGCTCGCAGATCCAGGTCAGATCGGCGGCCGACCACTCGAACAGCCAAGGCGTGACCTCCTTCGGCCAGGTCGTCGGGTCGTCGCCGTATTCCTTGCGGTAGGCCTTGGTTGGCATGGGCGTGAGAACCCAGCACTTCTCGGCGTCGCTCTTGTCGTAGCGCTTGGCGCCCAGGTCGAAGAAGACGCAGGTGTCGGCGTCGAAGATCGGCTCCATCGCCACGCGCTGGCGGGTGTCCTCGTCGTCGTCCTCGTTCTCGTAGCAGGCGCGCAGCCGCCAGGCGCCGAAGCCGCCGCCTACGCCCTCCTCGAAGCAGTTGTCGTAGGCCTCATCGGCGCTGCACCGCTGCTCATCGGCCCGAAACAGGCCGTCGCAGGTGTCGGCCATCTCGTTCTCGTCGCCGTCGTGCGGCTGGAAGTCGACGGTGATTCGGTTGGCGCGGTATTCGTTGAAGATGCGGATGACCGCCAGGTGGACCTTGTTGAACTCGAAGCGCGCACGGTTGGCGAACTGGTCGCCCGCGGGGCCTTCCCATTGCTGGCCGCTGATCGAGTAGAAGCGGCGGTCCTCCAGCGCCTGCATGCGCTCTTCCCGCACCGCCGACCACACGTCGTCGAAGTCCTCCAGCGCCTCGCGGTGGATGCGGGCCAGCCGGTCTTCCTTGCTCTCTCGTGCCATAGCGCGTCCCTGCTCAGGGTCGTGCGCTGCTGGCGGCGCGGTACTCAGCGGACCGGCGCGGGGCCGGTCGGGCAGGCCCGATTATCGGGCGAAGGGGCCGGTTTGGCACATTCGTCGGGGGACCGGCAGCTTGCCCCGCGAAAGGTGGCTTTCGCCGCCCATGTGCCATGGGCCATGAAGGTCAGTCGTCAACCTGATCCGGCGTCGGGTTCTCGTCGAAGCGCACGGCCTTGACCGTGGGCACGCCAAGCATCATGGCCTTCATCAGCCGGTGCCTGCCGTCCATCAACTCGCCATCCTCGTCGAGGATGATCGGCGTCGACAGGTCGGCCGCCTGCACGGCCATCATGTGCATGACCATCTCGCGGAGCGTCAGCTTCTCATAGACGTAGTAGAGGCTGAGGTGATCCAGCGGGACATCCATGATCCGCAGCCCGCGCGCCAGCTCGAACAACCGCGCGACGCGCCAGCGGTGCCGTCCAAGGCGGCTCATCTGGTCGTGAGGGTGGCACCATTGCTCGATCTTCATCGATCACCTTCCTCGCGCATACGGGCTGACCATCGGGACGGGCTCGAAGTCCGCCATCTTCTCTTTCGCCGGTGCCGTGATCGCCGGGAACAACTCGGCCAGCGCCCAGATCAGCGCATCGGCCCGGTTCGGGCTGCGAGCGCCGGTGTAGCCGAACGTCGAGAACGCGGCCAACTCGTCCTCAAGCGCCGAGAACATGCCGACGTGCCGCACCTTCCCCTGCTCGTACAGCGCCGAGAACGGCTCGGCGCGAACGTGCTTCCCGCGGCTGGCCGACACCTTGCGGAACGGCGTGCGAGGCCTGGCGACCTGAATCGTCTGCTGCACCATCGCGCCGCCGTAGTTCACCTCGCCGACCACGCAGTCGGCGCTGTGCCGGTCAAACGCGGATGCGGCCACGCGGCCCCAGGTTGCCGGCCCGGCCTTCAACGTGCAGTCCTCCAGCACGTAGGCCGCGCCATCGGTTCCGAGACCCACGACCATGACGCCGATCTCGTCCTGGTCCGCGTTGTCGGCATCGTCAGCGCCCGATGGGTCGACCGACACGACCACGCGCGTCATTGTCGGCACCACACCGTCGAGCACGCGCCAGCGGTCGATGTGCTCCTCCGGGAACAGCGCGGACGGGTTCGCGTCAGCGAATCGCCCCTCAAGGAATCGCGCACGCATCCGCGCCGGGAGGCTCTCCAGCTGCGCCAGGTACTCCGGCGACAGGTTCGCCGCGTTGTCCTTCGGGTTGATCTGCACGCTGGCGTAGTCGCCGGGCCTGGGCAAGGCCAGCTTCGTGTCTGGGTCGACCTTCTGCACGAAGCGCCGATAGGTCCAGTGCGCCTTGTTCGGCGGGTTGCAGTCGTAGTAGGCCCGCAGCTTCAGAAGCTCGCCGGCCTTTCCTTCGATGTGCACCGGTGCGCGCTGGGCGAGGCGGGTCAGCGCCGTGTCCACGCTGCCCACCGGGATCTGGCTGCACTCGTTGAAGTACAGCGTGGCGAACTCCTGGCCGAGGATCTTTTCCGTCCGGTCCTTGTCGTCCAGGCCGGCAAACCAGACTTGCGAGCCGCCCGGCAGAGACCAATACCCGTCGATCTTGTGCAGTTCGTACTCCACGCCAGGGAACGCGGCGCGCATGACCTTCGGGAAGGTGTCGAGCACGATCGACGCGACGAGGTGCGACAGCCGGAAGCGGAAGATGCAGTGCCGACTGGCCGGCGCCTTCAGGGCGCGCATCACGACGTTGCGCGTCAGCAGGAAGGTCTTCCCGCTGCGGCTGCCGCCGAACAGCATCAGGTGCGTCGCCGGTCCGGCCAGCACCTGCTGGGCTTCGTGCTGCCTGTCGGTGAGCGCGAAGGTCACAGCTCAGCGTCTTCCTTGGACAGCTTGAGCACGATCGCGCCGCCTTTGCCAGTGCCGTCGATGGTCAGCGGCAACACCTTGGCCAGCAGCCCGGCGTAGGCCTTCACGTCCTTCATCGCCACGTGCCGCAGGTAGCCGGTCAGACCATCCTTGCCTTTGCCGTCCTGCCCGACCTGTTCTGCCGCCAGCAAGATGGCCTCTTTCAGCGCGGCCGTGGTCTTGTTCGGCGTGCCAACAGGCCGGCCCATGCCAGCGCGCGGCGGCTTCTTCTTCGCAGCAGGCGTCAGTTCTTTTGTGGTTTTCACACCACCAACTCCATCTGCTTCGACTCAACCTTCTTCCGCCGCGGCGCCAGCTCGAACAGCCGCGGCCGAGACACCTTCGGCGCCAGCAGCCCGAGTTTCCGCGCGCAGGTCGGCCCGGCGTATCCGGTGCCGTCCGCCGTGGTCACGGTGGCCGCTGCGCGCAGCAGGCGTCGGCCGCAGGCGTAGCAGTGCATCACGCCAGCCTCGCCTGCCCGTAGTGCGCCAGCAGCAGGGCCTCGGCGCGGTTGTGGTCCTTCACCCGGGCCAGCTTGTGGGCGGCCAGCGGGTAGAGCTCGCGGGCGATGTTCAGGCTTGCGTCCTTATCGGCGCCCAGGCCGTAGAACTTCTTCCACGTCCGCGGCAGCGCCCGCTTGATGGGCATGCGCAGAATCTCGGCCGTCGCCTCGATCACGCCCACACTGCGCATCATCGACCCCATGGTCTGCACGGCGCTGCCGCCGATTGCCTGCACGTCCTCGATGACCACCATGCAGGCGTGGCCGGCCGGCGCCATGTGGCGCAGCATGCGCGCCAGCTCAAGCCCGTCGACCCGCCGTTTGACCAGGCCGCCGCCTGGAATCGGCGTCGTCGGCAGGTCTTCCACGGCGCAGGTGCCGGCGCTGTCGACTGCGGCCACTGCGCCGGTCAGGCCTGGGTCGATGCCGAGGAAGATCACGCCTCACCTCCAGTCGCCGCCCTCGCCGCGGTTGCCATTCGCCCACTGCTCGCGGCAGTCGGCCCGCAGCCGTGCAGCTGCATCGGCGCCGCGCTTTTGCTGCACGCCATCGAGCCATGCGCGGACCCATTCGAGCCCGTGCTGCACGCGCCATGCGAGGACCTGGCGGACCTCGCAGCGGTGGCGGTCGTCTTCGGCGTGCGCAGGACCCACGTCATGCAACCTCCTGCAGCGCGGCCTGATTGGCCGCCGCGGCTCTGCGCTTTGCCCGGTACTCGCGCAGGATCTCGAGCCGGCACCTGGTGGGCGGCCGCGGCGCATCGGCGCCGGGACCCCAGGTGAACGCCTCGGCCCACATGTGCTGCCCGTCGTGCTTCCGCCGCCAGCCGCTGCGGTGCACCATGTCGCAGCGGCGCATCTGCCGAAGCGTCGGCGCGATGTTGTGCTGCGCCACGCCGGTCGCCTCCACCAGCTGGCCGCGGGTGCAGTCGCCGGCCAGCAGCGTGCGCACCAGGATGATGAACGACGCGAGGACCGTTCGGCTGCGGCAGCTGCGCCGGCCGCAAGCCTTAGCCGGCACCGGCATGCGCGGGTATGGCTTCGACTGCCCGGGCCCGCCGGCGAAGCACGGCACGAACGGGCCGCGATGACCAGCCGGCTGCTGCCAGGCCGACACGTGCACGATGCCGGCGCGCTCCATGCGCCAGAGCACGTCGCGCACCGGCGGCACGCCGTGGCCCATGGCCTGAGCCACCTGGCCGGCTTGCATCGGCTGGGCCAGCACCAGCTGCAGCATCCTGGCGTAGTGCG